TGTAGATAACACATATTACGGATTACCCTTTCAAGTCAATGAAATGATTTCAAAGGAAGGTGTTAAAGATTATATGAATGCTATTTCTAGTTATAAACCTAGGTCTTATCAAGTAGAGGGAGTATACGATGCTCTAAGACATAATAGAAAGTTGTTGATATCCCCAACTGCTTCTGGAAAGTCTCTGATGATATATGCGATTGTGAGATATTTTGTTGAGAAAGGAAAAAATATTCTGATAGTTGTTCCGACGACTTCCCTAGTAGAGCAGATGTATAAAGATTTTGCAGACTATGGCTGGGACGTTGGTTCATTTTGCCACAAGATATACGCTGGTAGAGAAAGAGAGACAGACTCTCAAGTGATTATTACTACCTGGCAATCAATCTACAAACTTCCCCGAAAATATTTTGAGAGATTCTCTGTGGTTGTGGGGGATGAGGCGCACCAGTTTAAGTCAAAGTCACTTATATCTATAATGACAAAACTTGCGGATGCAAAATATAGGTTTGGATTTACTGGAACCTTAGATGGATCTCAAACGCATAAGTGGGTATTGGAAGGATTATTTGGTCCATCATATAAAATTATTAAGACAGATGAGTTAATGAAGAAGGGTCATCTTGCTACATTGGATATTAATGTGCTTCTATTGAAACACTCACCGAATAAATTTGAGACATATGAAGATGAAGTTCAGTATATCATCGGTCATAATCGTAGGAATAATTTTATTAAAAATCTTGCATTAGATTTAAAAGGTAATACTTTAATATTATTTGCCAGGGTAGAAGCACATGGTGAACCTCTTTACAATTTGATAAATAATAATAACACTATTGAGAATCGCCAGGTATTTTTTGTACATGGTGGTGTTGATACACAAAGTAGAGAAAAAGTGCGTGAAATCACTGAACGTGAGAGTAATGCTATAATCATTGCATCTTATGGAACATTCTCCACAGGTATTAATATTAAAAACTTACATAACGTTATTTTTGCTTCTCCGTCTAAGTCTAGAATTAGAAATCTCCAATCTATCGGAAGAGTCCTAAGAAAGGGTAGTCAGAAGACTAGAGCAACTCTATATGATATTGCTGATGATATCAGCTATAAGTCAAGAAAGAATTATACTTTAAACCATTTAATTGAAAGAATTAAAGTCTACAATGAAGAAAACTTTAATTACGATATCGTAACAGTACCACTCAAGAACTAATGGAAAATGAATTTTACGCATCAATTAAATTAGTTAGCGGAGAAGAACTGTTTTCATTGGTTTTTATTGAAGATAATGCTGACAATCCTCTTATCTTATGTGATAAACCAGTTACTATGAAAATGGTTAATACTCCTGATGGTTCTATTGTAAAGGTAAGAACATGGATGAATATACCTGGAGATGACCCTGTAGTAATTCAATGGGATAAAGTTATAACTGTTACTGAAATAAAAGAAAATGGAATAATCTCTATCTATAATAACTATCTTGAAGATGAACGATTTGATATATCACAATTAGGAGAATGTAGAAATGATGTTAAAGGACAACTAACACCTAAGATGGGATATATATCAACTGTAGATGATGCCCGTAAGTATCTTGAAGATATCTTTAGTTCTACAGAAGATAAAAAAGAAAGCTAATAATTCCCCTTCAACCCTCACAAAGGTATTCTACGTAGAATCAAGCATCTTGTCAAGCCTTTGCAATGATGCTATAATATATTCAACATTAAATAATTAGAAAACAATGTTATGGTTAAGAAAAAGTCCGAACATTATGTAAACAATAGAGAACTCCTAGAAGCATTGATTGTGTATAGGGCGAAGGTTGCTCATGCAAAAGAGAATGACCTTCAAAAGCCAAGGATTACAAACTACCTTGGGGAGTGTTTTTTAAAGATTGCTACCCATCTATCATACAAACCAAATTTCGTAAACTATATGTTTAGGGAAGATATGATATCCGATGGTATTGAAAATTGCGTACAGTACATACATAACTTCGACCCAGAGAAGTCAAGAAACCCTTTTGCATACTTTACTCAGATTATTCATTATGCCTTCCTGAGACGGATTCAGAAGGAAAAGAAACAACTAGAAATTAAAACAAAGATTATTGAAAGAACTGGTTTTGATGAGGTTATGATGGTTGATGATACTGCTCTTGCAGGATCGAGTTCTGATTATAATACAATCAAAGATAATATTCAATACAAGTCTTCCAATAGATGAGAGTTGCGATAATTACTGATACTCATTATGGTGCAAGGAAGGGTTCTAAGCACTTACATGATTATTTCGAAAAGTTTTATAAGGATATATTCTTTCCTACATTAGAGAAAGAAGGTATTACAACAGTCATCCATATGGGTGATATCTTTGATAGTCGAAAGTCTATTGATTTACAAAGCTTGGAGTGGTCCAAGAGAGTCATCTTTGAACCACTAAAGAAATATAAGGTACATGCGATTATTGGTAATCATGATTGCTATTATAAGAATACTAATATCGTAAACTCGCCAGAGTTATTATTGCGTAACTATCCCAATATCAATGTTTATTCAGAACCAACTGAGATTAAGGTAGGTAAGATAAAGATTGTAATGCTTCCTTGGATTAATTCTGAGAACTTTGATGCTAGTAAAAATTTAATTAAGAAGTCTAAAGCAAGGATTGCTATGGGACACCTTGAACTTAATGGATTCAGGGCAACTCGTGGACATATGATGGAGACGGGTATGGATGTTCGAGTCCTTGATAAATTTGAAAAGGTTTATTCAGGACACTTCCATACCCGTTCTAATGATGGAAAGATATTCTATCTTGGTAATCCATATGAGATGTTCTGGAATGATGTGAATGACCCTAGAGGGTTTCATATATTTGATACAGAGACTTTAGAACATACACCCGTAGACAACCCATACAGACTGTTTTATAATATCTGGTATGAAGATGATAATTATAAGTTGTTTAATGCAACTGAATATGCTGGTAAGATTGTAAAAGTTATAGTTAAGCATAAGAATGATCAAAAGTCATTTGAGAAATTTATTGATAAGTTGTATACTGTTGGTGTACAAGAATTAAAGATAATAGAGAATTTTAATATTGAAGAGAATGAGAATTTTGAGGTAGAGGAAACCGAAAATACTATCTCAATTCTAAATAGATATATCGACGAATCTGAGATTGAATGCGACAAGTCAATTATCAAAGGAATCTTACAGAAAATTTATTCACAAGCATGTGAAGTAGAGTAATGTTCCTCCTCACTCTTAAAGACCGAAAGGATGATGGTGCCTTTGCTGTCGAAGATGACAGAGGGGATAAGGTCTTGTTTTTGTTTGAGGAAGAAGATGATGCTGAAAGATATGCTATGCAGTTGAATGAGAATGAAGGATCTAATATGATAGTGATAGATGTGGATGGAAGGCTTGCCATAAGGACGTGTAAGATGTATAATTATAAGTATGCTGTGATTACCCCAGACGACATTGTGATTCCTCCTAGATCATCGAATGATAACCTTCCAGAAGATTAGATGGAAAAATCTTTTGTCAACTGGTAATCAGTTTACAGAAGTTGATTTTCGTGAACATAATACAAATTTAATAATAGGTACTAATGGTGCTGGTAAATCCACCATTTTAGATGCCCTTACTTTTGCGCTATTTAATAAACCATTCCGTAAGATTAATAAAGCACAATTAATCAATGCAACCAACGAAAGGGAATGTATGGTTGAGATTGAGTTTGCTATTAACAGTAGGGATTATATAATTCGTAGGGGTATTAAACCTAATGTATTTGACATTGAGGTTAATGGAGTTGCTTTGAATAAGGAAGCAGATGATCGTTCTATGCAACGTATTCTGGAAGAGACTATATTAAAATTAAATTATAAATCATTTACTCAAATTGTAATCTTGGGTAGTAGCACCTTTGTACCTTTTATGCAATTAACTGGTGCTATTCGTAGAGATGTTATTGAAGATCTTTTGGATATTAGAATCTTCTCTGCGATGAATAGTATTATCAGAGAACAACTTAAAGATCAGAGACAGCAAATTAAATCTTTAGATTTGAAGAAGGAGAACATAACAGATAAACTTCAGATGCAGAAGAAGTTTATTGTAGAGATTGAGAGGCAAGGACATGATCAAATAGATTCTAACAAGGATAAGATTAAGTTATTGGGTATAGAAAATGATACTCATATAGAACATAATGAATTGATAAAAGGTAATGTTGATGATGCGGTTAAGCAGCAAGAAGAGGTTACTGATGCTTGTAAGAAGTTAGTGAAACTTAATAATCTTAAGGGTAAGATATCACAAAAGGTAGCGTCTATTACTAAGGAACATAAGTTCTTCACACAAAATACAGTTTGCCCCACGTGCGACCAAAATATAGAAGAAGAGTTTCGATTAAATAGAATCGATGGCGTTCAAACTAGAGCAAGGGATCTCAAGAAGGGTTTTAATGATCTGGAAGAGACTATTAAAGTAGAGCAGAATAGAGAACGCCAATTCAACCAACTATCAAAGGAGATTACTAAACTCAATAATGACATTTCTCAAAATAATACTAGGATCAGTATCAACCAGAAACAGATCCGAGATCTTGAAAACGAAGTTCAAACTATTACCAAACAACTTAAAAACAGAAATACTGAACATGAGAAGTTAGCAGAGTTTAAAACCAATCTCAAAAAAACAGAAGAAGAATTAGCAACAAAGAAAGAAGACATAATTTATCACGATTTCGCATACTCCTTACTTAAGGATGATGGAGTAAAGACGAAAATTATCAAGAAGTATCTTCCATTTATTAATCAGCAGGTAAATAGATACCTTCAGCTGATGGAGTTCTATATCAATTTTAAACTCAATGAAGAGTTTAGTGAGAGTATAGAATCACCGATTCACGAAGACTTCTCATATTCTTCTTTTAGTGAAGGTGAGAAGATGAGGATTGATTTAGCATTACTCTTTACTTGGAGGGAAGTTGCTAGGGTCAAAAACTCTGTTAATACCAATCTTCTAATTATGGATGAGGTATTTGATAGTTCTTTAGATAGTATGGGTACAGATGAGTTTCTTAAAATCATCCGTTTTATCATAAAAGATGCTAATATATTTGTAATATCACATAAGGCAGATATGTTTGACAAGTTTGAACGTGTGATGAAATTTGACAAAGTGAAAGGATTTAGTAGGTTAGTATCATGAAAGTAATGATTGTTGGTCATGGGTATGTTGGTTCTGCTGTAGCATCCATATTCACTGAACAAGAAAAGGTAATTATTGATCCCAAGTTTAATGATAATAAGATATCTGACTTCTTTGACCAGAAGTTTGATGCTGTATTTGTTTGTGTAGATACTCCCAAAGGTGATAACACAACATTACTCAATAAGGTTTTGGGTGAGATAAACGAATATATTGGTAATAATACTCCAGTGTGTTGTAAGTCAACTTCGACCCCAGAGTATTATGGGAATGCAGAGGAGACCTTTACTAATATAAGAGTTCTTCATAGTCCAGAATATTTGAGCTCAAATAACAATATTGAGAAGTTTTTGAAACAGACATTCTGTATTGTTGGTGGAGAGACGGATGCTTGTCACTTTATCACCTCTATTTTCGCTGAAAGATTACTGTATCTTACTAAAGAGAATACCCATGTTACTGATATTAGGACAGCAGCATTGGTTAAGTATTCAGAGAATTTCTACTTGGGTATGAAGGTTACTCTCTTTAATGAATTGTATGAGATTCATAAGAGGCAGGGATGTAAGTCCACGTTTGATGAGTTCCGTGCTCTGTCGGGTGCCGATCCACGAATTGGCACATCACATACCCAAGTTCCAGGATGGGATGGTAGATTTGGATGGGGTGGACATTGCCTAGATAAAGATAACTATGAGTTTATGAATTTCTCGGAAAGTCCACTGGTCGAATTTATTTTTAATCTCAACAACACTCATAGACAGAAGAGTCATGAACACTCCAAACTGGCAGCACCACTCCAAGAAGGAGAGGAAACGAACCCTTAGACCACAAGCACTACGTGCTGCTAAGGAAAGGCGTAGACAGTTGATAAAGCGTCTACAGAACCCGTCTTCAAGGCGGGTTTCGTCGTATAATGTGTTCATAAGCAAAGGCACCAATGAACGTAAGGCACGAAATCAAATCCCAACTTGCTAA